CAACACCACAACGCAGATAGGTACGCACGATAGCCGGGTTACAGCTCCAGTGATGAAGCGGATAATGGAACTCGAAGAGGCGCTGACCAGGGTGCAGGCACGCAAGCAAAAAGCCATCGAGGTTTTGCATAAAATGCGCATTGATGAGCAAAACGCATTGCTCACCTTTGCAAAGCTCCGGCTGTACAAGCAGCGGCTCTCAGGACAGTATGACCTAGATGCATTACTTGCTGACGACGACCTCATAGATATGGAGCTAATCAACTAGCTGTATGCAGTCGTCACAAAAACTTGATTTATATGCTATCGCCATTGCTGGCAGTATATATACTGCTCGGAAAAATCCGCCGCGCAAAAGGTACTTTCGGCGATTTTTTTTGAAAGCGGGTGCGGTGACCCCAAAACATATCCAGTTTTTGAAAAATTTTTAGATGCATTTCTCAATTTTGTGGAGGATTTTTCATGGACAATAATGGCAAAGTTTACTCACGCAAGATTATTGCGCAAGTTATTGAGCTGTCTGAACGGCGGGTATCACAACTCACCGCCGACGGAATCCTCGAAGAGTATTCGCCGGGAACCTACAAGCTGCTCCCCACGGTGCAGGGATACATCAGGTATCTAAAGTCGAATCAGAGTGGTCAAAATACGGCACACGACATCGAGAAAGAACGGCTTGCGCAGATAAAGCGTGAGGATGCGGAACTGAATCTCGCGGTGAAAAAAAACGAGCTGCACCGCGCAGCGGACGTCGAGTTTGTTATGACAAACATGCTCGTCGCATTCAAAGCGAAGCTCGAAGTGCTGCCGCACAAGTTGCTGCCAGACGTTCTGAGTGTCCCGTCCGGTGCAGCGCAGGCGGAGGGTGTGAAGGAAATCCTGAAACAGGCGATTGCAGAAGCCTTGGGCGAACTGTCGGCATACGACCCGGTGATGTTCGATGAAGATAAATATCTGGCCGAACTTGAAGGTTCGGCTATTGATGAGGCGGCAGAGTGATGAGTATACAATCTCATACGGCGGCATTGTTTGAACGGATACTGCGCAGGATGCAACCGACCGAAGATATTGATCTAGCTGCCTGGGCTGACAAATATAGGCGGCTGCCGGCTGAGAGCAGTGCGGAGCCCGGTAAGTGGAAGACCTCGCGGACGCCATACCTGCGCAAGCCGATGATGTGCTTAACAGAGCCCGAAGTGCGAGAGGTTATTATGATGACCTCTGTGCAGGTAGGAAAGTCTGAGTTGCTTCTGAATGCCATGGGTTACTACGCACACATTGAACCCTCGGCAATCTTGCTGACGCAGCCGACTGTACTTACTGGTAAGGATTTTTCTAAAGAGCGTATTGCTCCCACCATCAGGGATACGCCAGTTTTGCGCCCAATCATAGGCGGAGAGAAGAGCCGCGACGCTAAGAACACGGTGCAGAAAAAGTTCTTCCCGGGCGGTTATATAGCGATAGTAGGGGCAAATTCTCCCGTCGGACTGGCATCTCGACCAATCAGAGTGTTGCTCTGCGATGAAATTGACAGATGGCCTGAGAGTGCAAAAAAAGAGGGTGACCCTCTTTCGATTGTTGAGAAGCGGACCAGCACATACCCATATACGAAGAAAATGGTCAAAGTGTCTACACCTACGAATGATGGAGAGAGCCGCATACAGCACGAATTCAGGCGGGGGTCTATGGAGCGGTGGAAACTACCCTGTCCTGGCTGCGGTGAGTATCAAGAGTTATTGTGGGCTAACATCCGCTTTGACCACATTAGGGATGAGGGCACCGGAGCACTGAAAAAGGATGGAGATGTACTGTGTGAGTGTCCATCATGTGGAGAGCTTAACGATGAGCTCACATGGAAGCGAGGTGATGGGGAGTGGTTTGCAGATGCCGAAAACGACACCGTAAAAAGTTTTCATTTAAGTGCCCTGGTAAGTCCCTGGATGTCATGGCGTGAAATAGTGAAAGAATTTCTATCTTCAAAAGGAGATAGAGAGCTGATGAAAGTATGGACAAATACGGTACTTGGAGAGACCTGGTGTGAGGCAGGGGAAACTGTGGAGTGGCCAATGCTGCTTGACCGTCGGATTAAATACAACGCATTGGTTCCAGAAAATGTTTTGGTGATCACTGCTGGGGTGGATGTTCAGCACGATCGGCTGGAGCTTGAAATTGTGGGCTGGTGTGAAAACAAGGTTAGTTATGGGATTGAATATAAGGTGATTATCGGAAATACCACATCACCGGAGACCTGGGAGAGGTTGGACCAGCATCTACGGAAGCAATATAATCAAACATCCGGACACGTGTTGCCTATAGCCTGTACATGCATAGATAGTGGAGACGGTGCAAGAGCTACCGAGGTATATGAGTTTTGTAAAGACAAAGAGCTCCGCAATGTATACGCCGTTAAGGGCAGGGGTGGAGCGGGAATGAGTATAATCCACACGTATTCGCGCACCAAGAAAGTTAAAAATGTGCTAGTTATAGTGGCTGTAGACACCGCAAAAGATGTACTGTTTACAAGGCTAAATGAAGCAGATGAAAAAAAGGCGGGGTACTGTTATTTCCCTGCTGAAGATGATTTTGAGCGTGGATATACCGAGAAATACTTCGAGGGGTTAACCGCAGAAACCAAAGTGACTAAGATGGTTAAAGGCCGGCCGATAACAGAATGGAAGCCAAAAACGGGAGTAAGAAATGAGCCGCTGGACTGTAGAGTTTATAACATTGCAGCTATTGAAATATTAAACCCGAATTTTGAAGAGTTGAAAAAGCGCAAGGGGATGAAAGCTCCGAAGAAAAAGAGGCGGCGCGGTACCATAAGCAAAGGTATAAGTGTAGACTAAAGTTCCACTAAAAAATGGAGGGTTAAATGAACCGAAATACAAATGCCGAGGCGCTGAAGGCTGCCCGTGATATGGTGGATATCTGGATAGAAGCAGAAAAGGTTGTAGCTACAGGTCAAGAATACCAGGTAGGCACAAGACGCCTGCGGCGTGCGGATCTCAGAGAAATTAGACAGAGTCTGAAATACTGGAAAGCAGAAGTTGAAAAACTTGAGGGACGCTCGCAAACCAAAGTGATGCAAGTGATAGTAAGGGATTTATAAGATGCCTAAAGAAGTAAGTGTAATTGATAGGCTCATAGCCTACACAAGTCCCAATCGGGCGCTAAGAAGAGCGTTATCTCGAACCGCGATAAATATAGTGAACTCCGGATATTCGCAGTACGGCGCGAACACCCGAAAGAAATTATTCAAAGGCCGGGACAGTGTTACCGGGTCACCAAAAGAAGATATAAACGACAATCTGGATACATTGCGCAGCCGGTCAAAAAGTCTGTTTATGGGTGGCGCAAACATCGCCACAGGTGCAGTTAAGACGACCCGCACAAATGTAATAGGCTCAGGGCTTACTCTTAAACCGACGATAGACCATGAGTTTTTGAAAATGACTGACGATGAGGCGGACAGATGGAAGCAAAATGTGACGCGCGAGTTTGAATACTATGCATCCTCGGTAAATTGTGATCGCTTTAGGGCCAATAACTTTTATGAGCTGCAACAACTGGCTTTTATAAGTCAGCTGGTGTCAGGTGACGTATTTGTGCTGCTGCCATTTAGACCGCGAGTTGGCTTTTTATATGACTTGCGGATACAGCTGGTGGAGGCTGATAGGGTATGTACGCCGCTTGACAAGTCTGGGGATTCAAATATAAGTCAAGGTGTAGAAACGAGGCACGGTGAGATTGTGGCATATCACATTTCAAACCGCTTTCCCGGCTCTGAAGATGATACAGGAGTGTTCAGGCGGATTTCCGCATTCGGCAGCAGGACAGGGCGCAGAAACGTGCTGCACCTGATGGAATCGGAAAGACCCGACCAGACAAGGGGGGTGCCGATATTAGCCCCCGTTATAGAGAGTCTGCAAATGCTGGGGGAATACACTAGGGCAGAACTAACCGCAGCGGTGGTTAGTGGGATTTTCACAATTTTTCTAAAAACAGAAATGCCAACAGTTGGACTGGGGCAAAGCATGCCACTTTCAGAGCAGATAGATGCAGATAATGATTACACCTATGAAGCTGGTCACGGCAACATAGTACAGCTGGGACCGGGTGAAAGCATAGAAACCGCCTCGCCGGGGCGGCCTAACGTGGCTTTTGACCCTTTTGTTAATTCTATTTTGAGGCAAATTGGGTCTGCATTAGGTATAGCTTACGAAGTTGTAATAATGCACTTTTCGGCTTCGTACAGTGCAAGCAGAGCAGCACTGCTTGAAACCTGGAAAATGTTCAAAATGCGACGCGGGTGGTTTGCTCGTAGGTTTTGCCAGCAAGTATATGAAGAGTGGATGACTGAAGCAGTCGCCAAAGGCCGGGTATATGCACCTGGCTTTTTTGATGACCCGATTGTAAAAGCGGCATACTGCAAAGCTGAATGGCACGGCCCGGCGCAGGGACAAATAGATCCTTTAAGGGAGGCTAGGGCGGCACAGCTAAGGATTGATAGTGAAATCTCAACCAGAGAGCGCGAAGCGGCCGAGATTACGGGTACGGATTACAACGTAAACCATAGGCAGAGAATAAAGGAAACAGAAAACCAAAGCGAGCTAAATAAAATCTTAGAGGGGGGACCGTAATGCCAAGTGAACAAACGCAGTTTTGGAAATTTCAAAACAGCATCGGCGGAAATAATGAGGCGACGCTGTATATATATGGCGACATTATGCAGTATGATCTTGAATGGTGGAACTGGCCTGACGATGTAATTCCGCACAGGTTTCGGCAAGAGCTTGATGCTCTTGGGGATGTGAGCCGAATTCATGTGAGGATAAACAGTAATGGAGGTAGCGTGTTTGGTGCGTACTCCATAATGAACCTGCTGAAAAGCCATAAGGCTGAAATCATCACCTATAATGACGGTATTGCCGCCAGTGCTGCGACACTGATAGCTATGGCCGGCGACAGGGTTGTGACTGCGCTGGGCGCAGCGTGGATGATACACCTACCGGCTACAGAAGCTAGAGGGAATGTTAAGGTGTTTCAGAAAGCTATTGAAATCTTAACCACAATCAAGGACACCATGCTTGATGTGTATCATGCCAAAACCGGAATAGACAAGGCAGAGCTTGAAAACATGCTCAACGAAGATACATGGCTCACCGGAACGGAGGCAAAAGCAAAAGGCTTTGCAGACGAGGTGGCGGACTCAGTGGTTGAAGCTGTGCTGGACGCAAATAACTCCACCGCAGTTTTTAACGGACTTCCGGTGAGTTTGGCCGGCATTCCCGGTAAAATAGTAGCCATGCTGGAAAAGCCGGCAGCAAAACAAG